AGGTCATCCAAGATCTGAAAAGGATGTAACATTGTTTGAGAAGATTGCACTTGCAGCAACTGCTCAGAAGTACTGGTCTGATAATGGTGTTTCTGTAACATTGTCATTTGATAAGGAAACAGAATCAAAGCATGTTGTTCCAGCACTTCACATGTATGAGGGTCAACTAAAGGCAGTCTCATTCCTTCCAATGGGAAACACTGTTTATCCTCAGCAGCCATATACGCAGATTACTGAAGAAGAATACGAGTCATATATTGGCAAATTGAAGCACATTGATTTTGCTGCTATTTATGATGGAGCAGAAAATCTTGAGGCTCAAGGAGAGATGTACTGCACCACAGACTACTGTGAAATTAAAGTAAACAAGTAGTCTTTTATGGTAAAATAGACTTATAATGTCTAACCCATCTAACCTATATGCAGAAAAAGTCTATGCAGAGCATCCCATTGCTTTGTGGTCTCTTGACGATAAGGCTGACTATATAAGTTTGATAGATGAGTCAGATCGAAACATTAATCTTTGGACTATAACTCCTGGAGCAACTTCATCTACACACACATTGTTTGATGAGCCGTTTCCAGAAAGCCAAACTACAAAAATAACTGGCTTTCTAACAGATGATGATTTTGGACAAATAGTTTGCGTAAGTAATAACATAGTTAATTTTTCAACACTAAATAAAGCGTTGTCAACATTTTCTGTAGGTGCATTTTTTAATTCAATAAGTGCCTATGCATCAAGTTTTGAAATAGGCTATGAGTACTACGATACAACATCTGGAAGCACAATTCAAAGATTGAAGTCTTATACAACATCTATTCAGAATAGATGGTTCTTTATATCAGAAACATTTGACATACCAGAAGACAACACAGAGTTTAGAATTGTTATAAAAATTAACTACATAGGTGGAGCATCAAGTGTAGACGACTATCAGTTTTTGATAAATGGTTTAACGGCTGGACAATGGTGCGAGGAGTTTAATTCTTCATCTCTTGGTGTTCAAAAGGTTTCTATTCCATCAAACATTGCCATCCCTTCATCTTTTGGAATTGAGGCAGATGCTTATGGACTTCAAGAGAATAAAGCATACTACATGGTTAAAGACAATAGTTTGATGGCAAAAAATACTGGAATACCTTTAGTGTACGGAGCATCAAATCTTACAAAACTTTTACCAAACACAGATATGCCTTCTTTAATAATTCCAGGACTTGGATTTCTATCTGAAGCAGGGCAGTATAAAGAGTATACGTTAGAAGCATGGGTAAGAATTAACTCAGACTCAGTTTCAAAGAAAAGGATTATTGGTCCAATTGGTTCTACAGATGGAATATATGTAGAGGGACCGTTTATTATTTTAAAAATTGGAAACAATTCTGGATCATATTACATTGGCGAATGGACACGGCCAATGCTTATTCATATTCGCTTTTCAGAAAACAACTCTTCACTACTTATCAATGGAGAAGAAGTTATATCCCTAAACTACGTTGGTTCTGATCTAGACTTTCCTTCAAAATTAAATTCATCTTTGAAAGATCAAGACTGGATAGGCTTCTATGCCTACGAAGATGTTTCTCCAATTGAAGTTGACTGTGTTGCTATATATACTTACCAGGTTCCAATAATTCTTGCAAAGAAAAGGTTTGTTTATGGACAGGGTGTTGAATTTCCAGAGGGTATTAATCAGGCATATAGTGGATCATCAGTATATATAGATTATCCATTTGCAGATTATACAAACAATTATTCTTACCCAAACATAGGTAAGTGGAGCCAAGCAATTGTTGACAATCTTAGTGTTGAAAACAATCTTCTGTGCACCCCAGACTATAAACTTCCAGAGATAGTTCTTGGCTCTTCAAGCATAGAGCAACTATATTCTGAACTTCAAGATGCCCAGAATGAAGCAGATAAGTTTTTTTCTTTTGACTCAGTATCAAGCGGCTACATGTATTTTGACAATTTAAACTTTTTAAATCAAAAGATTAAATCTTTTTATGGTTCATTTAAGTTTACAGAAGAGCCAAATTCAAATCAAATACTTTTTAGAATTGAATCTGAGAATTCATCAGACTATTTTGAAATATCTACACAGAACAGGGATGTTATTTATAAGTTAAGGTATGGGTCAACAGAAGAAATACTTGCAACATTTTCTTGGTCTGGCCTCGATCCCTTTACTGGGATAGCCGTAGATGAGTTATTTTCTGCTGGACTAGATATTGACAAAGCATCCAAATATTTTGGTGGAAACGTTGCATCATTTTTTGGAAACATAAACACATTAAAGTTTTATATAGGAGGAAAGTCAGATCTTACCAAAACTTTTACTGGAAAAATATATAAGGTTGGTTTTTGTACAGCAAGAAATCATAACAAGATTGAATACTTATTTAATGAAAGAGGAATCCCTTTAAATGATGAAAATGTATTTCAACTATACTCAGAAGAAGATGATGTAGCGTATAACTCTACAGACAATTATTTTGGAACAAATGATGCTGAATGGGATCAATTAGTTGATTCAGGAAGCGTAGACTCATACTTGTTGGAAGGTTTTCAAGCACATACAGCAAGTTACACACTATCTCCGTCTACCTACTTTGATAGGTATACGCTTGATATAGATGTTCAGGGTTATTGGGAAGACTATATTCCACTAACCTATTTTGCTCAGTATGTAGAAGATGAAAAGAAAAGTTCTTATTATGACCTAGACCTAATACAGTTTAATATAAATTATCCAGCCCCATCAAATTTTGTTGAAGAAGAGCAGGTTGGTGAGTGGACATATAAGGAGTTGTTTGACGAATATAACGTTCCAATTCAAAGAACATATCAGTCTTTAGACAATCAATTATTCACTGGCTATTTAAATTACGATGATTTAAAAAATAGAGTATACAAAAACTATAAATATGATACATCGAACTCTTTAGTAAAGTCTTATGTAACATTTCAGTATATTGAAAATGGTGCAAATCTTTCAGAGTCAAATTTTATAAATACAGAAAAACCATCTAATGATTCAATCGTTGTACCAGGAAGCAATTGGATGAGCACAAAATATGAAGTTGTAAATAATATGATTATTTATCCACCAAAAGATGTTAGGGTTCTTGACCTTGCACTTGTAACACATTTAGATTTTAATGTAAAGGGTATCATAAATAACAGGGTAAAGATTAGAAACCTTGAATATGCTTCCCAAGCATTTAACTCAACATCTCCAAATCCAATTGGCACAAGATTTGGAAACGAAATTTATCCATACAAGAAGTCTGGGTTCTATTATGACTACAAAGATAGAAATCCTTTTACGATCTATAAAGGCAGTTCGCCATATCTATATCTGACAAGATACACTGGCATAGAACTAAAAGGAACTTACGATCCAATAGTTAACCGTGGTCTTTCTATTCCAATAAATAAAGAGATGTCTAGTAACTATAAAGTTATGGCTATGCAAACAGCAATACGTTATGATCAAGATGCCTTTCCTTATGCTTCAACAGAAATATTTGAGATACAGTCAAAAAATACTCATATAAAATTTTATATGGTTGCAATACATCCTAGTGGAGAAAGAGCAAAGATATATGCAATAAATGTTAAAACTGGAAGACTAGAAGATGGAATTGGTTTTTATTGGAATGGAAAACTTGTAAAGGAGCCAGTCATCACAGTAAAAGAGTGGGGCTTTTTAGGAATAGCATTTCCTACATTACTAGACTTTAATTCTAGAGTAGGATCAATAAATCTAAATGGTCCTATAACATTTAACACAATCTCCTATTATCAGTCCACCAATTTGCAGGAAGTCCAAAAGGTCGATGTTCGTCCATGGTTTGGTGTTAAGTATGCGATTCCACTAACCCTTGAGTGGGACTACTGGAAAACATCACCGTCCGTATGGGATGGAGTATTAATCCTGTCCTCAACGAGTTATTATGGTGTTGACCCATCTACAATCTACAAGAGTTATACTGGTACAAACAAGATTATTGTTGACACAGATAAGGTATTTACGGTCAACGGATATGAGTATACTGTCTATAAAGGTATTACATCGAAACAAATAACCGCTGATGCCGTCTAATATGGTATACTTATTGTTATGAATATGCAAGATCCACGTAAAAAGAAGAAGCAACTGCCTAAAATGAAGGGGCAAGTGGGAGAATCACGTGCAAAAATTATTGAAAAGCACTACGACTGGGGCCTATATGTGTATAAAAAGGCTAACGGAAAGTGGTTTACAGACGGAACTGGTTCTGTTTTAAACATTGAATCAATGAAGGGTGACATTATGCAGATCTCAAAACTTAAAGAGGCTGCAAAATATTACGGAGATGAAGGAGATGGCGAATGCATCTTCGTTCCAGGACTTACAAGAATTTCAGAAGAAGAATATTCTGAGCAAAAGCAAAGACTAGCAGAGGGATATATTCCTTCTATGAATGACCTTGGTGCTGTTCAAGCAGCCAAAGACACAATTGCTAAGTATGGAAGTGATGACTAATGTCTGAAGAAAAAGAATTTTTTATTAGAGCAAAGACAGATAGTCCTCTACCAGAAGATGACACCTTTACAAAGCAAGATCCATTTAATCAAACCTGGGATGTAGTAAAAGACCTGCAGGGACTTGACGCTAATTTTAAAAGAAGAACTTCTCGACTTATAAAGGGAGAAGCAACTCAAGGCTACATTGACAGTTCACGTGCAGAAAGCACTGGTCGAGATGGAGCAAAATCTAAGGAAATTAATTCAGGAACTGTTTTTAGAAATGCCTATGGATTGTTCGATGTAATTACTCCACCATGGAATCTTTATGAACTTGCAAGTTTCTATGACACATCATTTGCTAACCATGCAGCAATTGATGCAAAGGTGGAAAACATTGTTGGTCTTGGTTATGAATTTAAGGTATCACAAAGAACTATGCTTAAGTTAGAAGCATCAGAACCAAAGACAGCAGAAAATGCACGTAAAAGAATTGAAAGAGCAAAAATTGAATTAAGCGATTGGCTAGAGTCGCTGAACACAGAAGACTCATTTACCACAACTATGGAAAAGGTTTTTACTGATTTACAAGCAACTGGTAACGGATATCTTGAAGTTGGTAGAACAGTTCGTGGAGATATTGGATATGTTGGACACATTCCTTCTACAACAATGCGTGTTCGTCGTCTTCGTGATGGATTCGTTCAGGTTATTGCAAACAAAGTAGTTTACTTCCGCAACTTTGGCGCAACCAATCCTAACCCACTTGGAACAGATGCACGTCCAAATGAAATTATTCACTTTAAAGAATACTCACCACTAAATACATTTTATGGTGTTCCAGACATTATGTCTGCAATTGGATCTCTTCACGGCGACCAACTTGCATCTCAATACAATATTGATTACTTCCAGAACAAGGCAACACCAAGATATGTTGTAACTCTTAAGGGTGCAAAGTTGTCTGCTGAAGCAGAAGATAAGATGTTTAGATTTTTGCAAACTGGACTTAAAGGACAGAATCACAGAACCCTTTACATCCCACTACCTGGTGACTCAGACACCAACAAGGTAGAGTTTAAGATGGACCCAGTAGAAAATGGAATTCAAGAAGCATCCTTTAAAGAGTACCGTAAACAAAATCGGGATGACATTCTTGTCGCACATCAAGTACCTCTTTCTAAGATTGGTGGTTCTGATTCAGCAGCCATTGCTGCAGCACTGTCTCAAGACAGAACATTTAAAGAACAGGTAGCACGACCAGCACAAAGAAATCTTGAGAAGATGATCAATAAGATCGTAAAGGAAAAAACAGACATTCTGGAGTTTAAGTTTAATGAACTTACACTTACAGACGAGATTGCTCAATCTCAGATTATTGAAAGACTTGTTAAGACACAGGTAATGCTTCCAAACGAGGGCAGAGAGATTCTTGGACTGCCACAAATTGAAGGAGGAAATAAGCCTTTTCAGCCTAAGCCACAAGATACTGCCAACGATAATGCAGATAGAGCACGGGATACCGAAAGAACAAACAACCAGTCTGATGGACCAGCCACTGTAAGTGGAAGAAATCCAAAGGGCGAAGGTAGAGCATCTCAATAACTGAGATTGCATTAAAAAGGCCTTATAATAGAATAACCATGATTATATCAAAAGCACATTGGAATTCAGATGGTGACAATATTCGTCTATCTATGCCTTTGACAAAGGTAGATAAAGAACGCAGAATTGTATCTGGTTTTGCATCCCTTGACAATGTTGATAAGCAGGACGACATCGTAACTGCAGAAGCATCAATGGCAGCCTTTGCAAAATTCCGTGGGAACATTAGAGAAATGCATCAGCCAGTAGCAGTAGGCAAGATGGTAGACTTTAGAGAAGATAAGTATTTTGATCCAGAATCAAAGAAGTTTTATAAGGGTGTCTTTGTATCAGCATATGTTTCAAAGGGTGCACAGGATACATGGGAAAAGGTTCTTGATGGAACCCTTACAGGTTTTTCTATTGGTGGACGAATGAATAAGTGGGACGATGCTTACGATGAGAAATCAGATAAGTCAATTAGAGTTATTAAAGAATATGATTTGGTAGAGTTGAGTCTTGTTGATTCCCCTGCCAATCAGTTTGCAAATATTGTTTCAGTAGAAAAGGTTGATGGCGTAGATGTCATCAAGGGAGACGAAACAGTTTTAGAAAATGTTT